CGTCGAAGCCTGCGCCGCACTGTGTTGCAGTTCCGCAGCAACTGGATCGGACACTCCGCACGGGTTCCCAGCCAATCTCTTGGCCTTCCAAGCGTGCGCAAGGCAGCCGCGAAGGTCATCCAGGCCGACGGCGACGTTAAAGGAACTCGGACAACTGCCTATGCGGGTTTGAGGACACGTCGTAACCCCCGCAGCCGGCTGGCACCAGTTCTCAACGGTGGCCATGTCAATTGGCGAGTGAGGGAGCAAACGGCTAGGCAATTGCCTCGAGATGCGATCCTGGACGATTTGCGCAAGACAATCGAAAACGACTTTGCCGAACTGTGCCGCAAGCGCGGACTACGGGTGACCGCATGAGTATCGAGGTGCTCATCCATTCCAGCCTGCGAGATAACGCAACGGTTGGTGCAATAGTTGGCAACCGGGTTTCGCCCGAGTGGCGGCGTGAGGGGACCGCACTGCCAGCAATCATCTACAGCGTTGACTCACGCGATCCGATCCGTACCCTCGGCGGTGCAACTGGTCTAGAGCAGTTCACAGTTCGCCTGGAGTGCATCGCGTCAAACATGTCAGGAGCTAGGACTTTGTCCAAGGCTGCTCGAGCAGTGTTTGAATCCAATTCCGGCTTTACTGTCGGTTTGGTTGAGTTTGAGGCCGGAACGCTGCAAAACGAAGACGTCGAACGGATGGACGACCAAGAGGGGAACGACGATGGACCCCGGTCGTGCGTTCTTACTTTTCTCATTTGGGCTAGAGGAGGCTGATCATGGCATTGCTGTCAAATGGCACGACCATTTCGTTCGGTGGCACTTCCGCCGCTGCAACCAACATTCAGATTAACCCGGCAGTCACAGCGATCGAAACTACGACGCTTAACTCTGCCGTGACAACCGCAATTGCTTCGCGTCCGACAATCACTGGCAGCTGCACGATTCACTGCGACATCGCCCCCGGACTGTCATTGGCTCAAAAGTTCGGCGGTGCGAGTCCCGACGGAAGTTCTGTCCAAGTCGTCATCAACGGAGCCGGAGGCACTACTGGTGGTCAGGATTTCAGCGGCGCCGCAATCATCACCGGTTTCAATGTCACATACAGCAATGACCAGGTCATGACTGCTGATGTGTCGTGGCAATACACCGGACAGATCACTATCACGCAGGCTGCCTGATGTGGCGCACCCTCAACGATCCTGCGGTGATTGAATACCCGCACGAACTGCGGGTCCGACCTATGACCATCCGCGAGTTCCGTTCGATTGAGCCACTGTCGGCAGCCGATCAGGAGGCGTTTGTGCTCGAGCACTGCTGCAAGGTCGACGGTGCGCCAGCGTGCGGGGTTGACGTCCATGTGGCAGCAGCGCTGGTGCGGGGGGTGATGAAAAACCCTTGGAATGGACCGCAGCAGACAGAATCGAGCGACTGCTGACGGTCCTGGCATACGGGCTGACGCGACAGCCTGAACGAGTAGTGGAGCCGTGGAAACGGCCAAAGCAGGATGACTGGCAGAATGTTCTAAACAGGTACGGAACATGGCAAAAGCAATCCTAAAAGTCGGCGTAGAGACAGATGTGACTGGCATGCGCCGTCTGGGCCAGCAGGCGAACGCGCAGCTGGAAAGCCTGCGCGGTGGTGTCAATCGCATTAGCGGCCTTATGGCCGCATCCATGGCCATGCCGTTGGTCGGATTTGTGCAGCAGATGATTGAGCAGCGCGAGGAACTACGAAAGCAGGGGCGTGACCTGGCTGCACCGTTCTCGACAGACATTCAAAATGCTGAACAAGAGGCCTCAGCCGATGACATCAAATTCGGCCAGAAACTGGCTGAAATTCATGGCCCAAAGATCGCCGAACGGATTGCTCGAGAACAAGACGTCAAAGAAGCCAAGATCGGTTCTGCAATGAACAAGACAGACTTCGAAACTGGCATCACGTCGTTCTTTTCCAATCTAGACCAGTTAGGGAACTACGTGGCCAGTTCTGTTCAGCAACTGGTCGACGTTGGCACTGGCATGGACCCGAAATCCTACGAAAACCAACGCTACAACCTCGAACAGGAACGCAGCCTGGCGATCCTGACAGGACAGGGCAACGTCGGACAATTGAACGCCATGATTGAGCGCCTCGATCGTCTCATCAACAACACACAGGGGCCACGATAATGGCATGGCAAGTCACCCGATTGCACGCTCAGAACAGCCTAGCGGTGGTGGCAGAACCGTCTAGCGTTACTGAGACGCAGATGTTCCTCGTCTTCGAGGACAATCCGGCATATGTGGCAGGTGAAGAACTGTTTGACGTCTACGAAGCGTTGAAAGACACCACACCGCCGTGGGATGGGATTCCGAAAATTGGCGCTCGTCTATATGCCACTGGCAACGTCGCTAAGCAGCTGATCGTAGACACCGTCGATATTCGGCCCGTACAGACTCGGGCTAACTGTTACGAAGTGATCGTTAGGGCGTCGGCGCCGCTGTTGGCCGACATGCCATATAAGCCCGTGCGCTATCAAATCCAGACGAGCAGTCGCATTGTCGACTACTACGTTGACGCCACCAGCGGTCCTGCAAACTTTGACGCGCCAATTACCCCGACGTCTCTCATTGCCGGGACCGCTGTCAACGTGATGGGCGATCCATGGAAGTACCGGATCCCGCAGGCTAACATCGTTGTCGAAACGTCCTACAACCCACGGCTAGACTCGGCAAGCGTCTACATGGCAGACATGCCTGACCCGGTGACGTTGGCTAGTCTGTGTTTCAGCCGCAATTCGGCAGCCTGGTTGGGGTGGCCCATTGGAACCGTCCTGTTCACCGGATTTGAGGAGCGACAGCTCTCCCAGCAGGTCATTCAGGTGAGCTGGAACTTCACCTACGACCAACTGGGATTCTTGGATCAGGTTCCGTATCGCCGACCCAACGACGGCGGCCTCTGGTTGGATTCGTCCTACGCTTGGGGCGGCATTGCTGGTGGCGCTCGAGGGACGACGAAAGTCGCATGGCGGCAGCCGTATCAAAAGCCCAAAATCAACTTCAACACGGCGGGCGTGTTGTTCCCCAACGTTGTCAAGTCATCGCTCGACACTGACTACCCCACCTGGTAATGAGCCAGTTTTCACCATCCTTCACGTTTGGAACAAGCGGCCTGCCCGCGCCGATTCTCAATCGAATTACGGCCTCGAGTGAATACGTCTACGACAACCAGCAAACGTTTGAGCTGCTGAAACAATCCAAGTTCGCTGGTATCGCTCAGGTCCTGATGCAGGTCGTCAGCTCTACCTCATTGGGACCAAACCGATACAACTACAACCTGAAACTGGTGCAGCCAGATGCCTCAGGAACTGCGGTCGTGGATGTGACAACGACCGAAATGGTGCTAGTCACGGCATGGAATCTGGCCGAATTCGGCAACACCGCTGGCGTGGCCGGTGGGGGCGTCAACGCAACCCGAGCGAGTTCTGCCGGTTTTGCGTTGTTGCCAGTGCCCGATGGCGCAGTCGTTTGGGCTGTCAGTGTGACGAACTCGGCTGGCTTGAACATCACGCTGTTTGAACGGATGAACGCATACGACGGCGAGTGCTCTGTCCCACTGCTTGAGTACATCGACGGCGGAACGTACGGGGAATCCTGATGGCTGACGTCATTCAACACAAGCGCAACGGAACTACTGGGGTTCTGCCGACAAATGGCGAACTCGCCCTGGGCGAACTCGCTGTCAACTACTACGACGGACGGCTTTTCATCGAGACGTACGACGGCACGACGTACGGCATCGCGCAGTTCCAGCCGATGGCCGACGGTGACAAGGGCGATATCACGGTCTCGGCGAAGGGACAGACCTGGACGATCGAAAACGACGCGGTGACGTACGCCAAGCTCCAGAACGTGAGCGCCACTGATCGGCTGCTCGGTCGTTCGACGGCTGGAGCAGGCGACATCGAGGAGATCACCTGCACGGCTGCGGGACGAGCGATCCTAGACGATGCAGACGCGGCGGCCCAGCGCACGACGCTGGGGCTTGGCACGATCGCCACGCAAGACGCATCGTCTGTAGCGATCACGGGCGGCACGATCAATGGCGCGACGGTCGGGGCGACTACGGCCGCCAGCGGGCGTTTTACGACCGTCACGGGCACAGACACGACCGCTAGCACATCGAGCACGACGGGGGCTTTGGTCCTGGCTGGCGGCGCTGGCATCGCAAAAGACATCTGGGTGAACGACATCCGGTGCGGACGCGGCAACACTGGGGTGGTTCACAATACGGTCCTAGGGCGGGATGCCGGGCGAGTCCTGAACGGCAGCAGCAATGGCAACGGCCTGTTCGGTTACCAGGTGGGGTACTTCCTAACTAGCGGCCAATTGAATGTGGGCATCGGCAAGGATGCCCTAGCGTCGCTGACTAGCGGCTCCTCCAATATGGCGATCGGTTCTCGTGCTGTGTATTCGACTAGCACGAACAATCACAACGTCGGAATTGGCACTGAAGCCCTGTTCAGTGCTACTGGTGGCCTGAACGTAGGCATCGGAGGATTCGCGGGCACCAATCTCGCGGGCGTTTCCTACAACACCTGCATCGGATATGAGGCGGGTCGATATCACAGCAACGGCAGCACGGCCCTCACGGGCGCGTCTTCGAGCACCTATCTAGGCGCTCGCTGCCGTGGCAACAACAACAGCGACAGCAACTCCATCGTCATCGGTGCCGACGCCATCGGTGACGGCGCTAACACGACAGTGCTGGGAACGTCATCGACCACCCAAACGAAGCTGCACGGCACAGCGACGAGCGTTGGCATCATCAGCGGCGATCGGCTGCGAATTGCAAACGCTAAAACGCCAGCGACGAGCGGCGCAGCTGGAACGGCGGGGGACATCTGTTGGGATGCGAACTACCTGTACGTT